GTATCTATAATAAAAATCAACCAATTATTGGTTATTGTCATTGGAGCGAGATACCTGAAAATGGTGCTAGAACTGATAATTCATTTTGGACTAATTTAAGAGGTATCCTACAAATGCAAGTTTGTGGTGTAAACTCAAATTATCAAAAAGGTGTTATTCTTAAAAACGCAGCTAAGGATTTCCAACCACATATCGTTGAGAAGTTGGATAAGATTATTCAACCTTGGTATTTGGGATGTGATTCAGCAACACCATCTGGTGAATATGATGATAAAACAATTGTATTCAATCATAGAGAGGGAGTGTACACTGGTTCAGAATGGTTTTTTGAAACTATGGATAAGTTATGGGAAGAAAGACAAGATTTTAAAGTTTACACTTCCTTAAAGGATATGGGTAAACCTTATACAAAATATATAGGACACTCAGATAGAGGTGTATATCTTAATCAATTAGCTAAAGCTCATTTTGGTGTAGGAACATTTCAAGGTTATTCAGCATGGAGTATGAGTGCAACCGATGGTTTAAGTAGAGGTGTACCTTACCTACTTCCAAATGATTTTTGTTATTCGGAAATGGTTGGTGATGATTATCCATTACTTTACAATGGTAAAGATGAATTTAAAGAAATGGTTGTTAAGTTATTAGATGGTGATATCAAAAGACCTGATGTAACTCACATAGCTGAATCTCTATTATGGGAAAATCAATTAAAGACTTGGAATATTGAAGAAAACTTCATAAATAAAGCACGAAAATCCTTTGATAATTAAAATAATTATCGTATATTTGTAATCAAATAAAAACTAAATGTACCAAAACGCATACTACCAACGAGAAAAGAATCTTGTACATATTTGGGATGATAAATTAGGATATCGTTCATTCCCATATACTCGTTACGCTTATCAAAAAACTGAAAATGGTGAATACAATACACTATATGGTGATAAGGTAACTAAAATCTATAAATACACTAAGGATGATCCTGATTTATTCGAAAGTGATGTACCTGAAACTACGAGAGTATTGGTAGATACTTATACTGATTCAGATTTACCATCAGAAGGACACGTTATCCTTACATATGATATTGAGTGTGAAATGGAGAGTGGGTTACCTAATCCAGAAGAAGCTACTAATGAGTTAACTTCAATTGCACTTCATGATTCTGCAACTAATCAATATTGGGTATTGGTAATGGATAAAGCAGGTGAGATGTTGGAGAAGAAAACTGATAAAGCCATTGTACTTCCTTTCAGAACTGAAGAGGATATGTTAATGAAGTATTTGGAGTTATATGAGATGATAAATCCATCTATTGTAACTGGTTGGAATATCGATTACTTTGATACACCAATGTTGTATAATCGTATCAAAAGATTATTAGGTAAAAGACACGCTAATAGATTATCACCAATTGGTGAGTGTTTTTGGTCACCTTATCGTAAGAGATACTTTATGGCTGGTGTATCTTATTTAGATTATCTTTCACTTTACAAAAACTTTACATATCAGGAATTAGATTCATATAGATTAGATTCTATTGGACAGCGAGAGTTAGGTAGGGGTAAGATTGAATATGAAGGAAACTTAGATATTCTATTCAAAGAAGATATTGAGAAGTTTATTGAATATAACTTAGTAGATGTGGAGTTGGTAGTTGAGTTTGATAGAAAACTACAATTCATTGATACTGCAAGAGGTATCTGTCACGCTGGACATGTTCCATATGAAGATTTCGTTTATTCATCAAAATACTTAGAAGGAGCACTTTTAACTTATTTGAAAAGAAAAAGTATTGTAGCACCTAACAAACCTGCTGATAGAAGAGAACGAATGGAAGCTCTTAAAGAAAATAAGCAAGAGAAGTTTATCGGAGCTTATGTAAAAGCACCAATTGTTGGTAAGTATGAATGGATTTATGATTTAGATTTAACATCACTATATCCATCAATTATTATGAGTATCAATATTTCACCAGAAACTAAAGTTGGTAAAATTAAAGATTGGGATGCTCAGAAATTTATCAAAAATGAAGTAGATGAATATCAAATAGGTGATAATTGGATAACGAGAGAAAACTTAAAAAAGTTATTTGATAAGAGTAAGTATTCAATAGCATCTAATGGTGTTATGTATAAAACTGATAAACCTGGCTGTATTCCTGATATTTTGGATTTGTGGTTCTCACACAGGGTAGAGTTTAGAAAGTTGGAAAAGAAGTATGGTGAGAGTGGTGATAAGGAAAAGTACGCATTCTATAAGAAGAGGCAGTTAGTACAAAAGATTCTTCTAAACTCATTATATGGAGTATTAGGATTACCAGCATTCCGATTCTATGATGTAGATAACGCTACAGCAGTAACAACAACAGGTCAAACTGTGATTAAATCAACTGCTGATATGACTAACATCAAATATAATAAAGAGTTGGAAACACCTGATGCTGATTCTAACATCTATATTGATACGGATTCAGTATTCTTTTCAGCAGCTCCCTTAATGGATAAGAGAATTCCTAATTGGAGAGATAATAACCAAGAAACAATAGCTGGTTATGTGAATGATATAGCTGGTGAAGTGCAAGATTATCTAAATGATTTTTATGATATATTGGCTAAGAAAGTATTCAATATCGATAAACACCGATTTGAGATTAAGAAAGAATTTGTATCAAAGGCTGGTATTTGGATTGCTAAGAAAAGATATGCACAATGGATTATATCAGATAATGGTGTACCTGTTGATAAGTTAGATGTAAAAGGATTGGATGTTGTACGTTCATCATACCCAGCTGCATTTAGGGCTTTTATGAGTGAAGTACTTATTGAGATTCTAAGAGGTGATACTGAAGAACAACTTACTGATAAAATTCATAACTTTAAGAATGATTTGGTAAATATGGATGTTGTTAAGATAGCTAAAGCAGGAGCAGTTAAGAACTTAGCAAAGTACATGCCAAAGAAGAAAGACCAAACGGCAATGTTTCAGTTCGCTAGTGGTACTCCAGCGCACGTTAAAGCATCCATAGCTTATAATCAATTATTAAAGCATTGGAAATTAGATAAAACATACGCACCTTTAAGAGGTGGTGATAAAATTAAATGGGTTTACTTAAAACAAAATCCATTTGGGTTAGATGCGGTTGCATTAAATGGTTACGATGACCCTCCACAAATTATGGAATTAGTAACAACATATATTAACTATGATAAAATCTTTGAAAGAGAACTTTTAAAGAAATTGGAAGATTTCTATGGAGCTCTTAATTGGGGAGCAGTTTTATCATCAACAAAAACAGCAGAGAAGTTTTTCTCATTTTAAATGAAAAAAATCAAAAAGTATTTGGTAGTATCAAATAAATTTTGTATATTTGTAAAACAAAAATAAATATTAAACACGTAATTATGGAAAAAGTAAAATTAGATGGTTTCATCAATCGATACAATCTCGGTGGAGAGGTTGAATCAGTAATGGTAAAGTCTGAAGGTTCTAATCTTTCGGTTAGAATGATTTCAGATGATAAAACTCTCTTAGGAGATGTAACAGTAACAGGTTCAGATTTCCCTGCCGGAGAATTTGGAATCTATACTACATCTCAGTTAAAGGGATTATTAAGTGTATTGGATAATACAATTGAAGTAGAAGAAGTAACTGGTGCATTAAAGTTCTCAGATAAAGGAACTAAAATGCAGTATATGTTAGCAGCACCATCAGTTATCCCAGCGGTACCTGATTTAAAGGCACTTCCTCCTTTCAATGTAGATATTACATTAGATAATGAGTTTGTAAACAAATTCATCAAATCTAAGGGAGCATTAGCAGATGCTGATACATTTACATTCACTTGTAAAGATGGTAAGGGAGAAATCATCTTAGGATATTCTTCAATTAACTCAAATAGAATTTCTATCTCAGTTGATTGTAAGTGTGAAGGAGATGTGAAACCAATCGCATTCTCAGCAAAATATCTAAAAGCTATCTTATTAGCAAACAAAGGTTCATCAACTTCATCTCTACAAATTTCTTCGCAGGGATTATCTAAGGTTGCATTTACCGAAGGAGAGTATGTATCAAATTACTATTTGGTAGAGATTAAGTAATAACTATTAAAACGAATCTAACTATGAGCTTTTGGGATACCGAACCAGCAAAACCTGAATTTGTATTTGAAGATGAGAAAAGAAAACTCATTGAAAATATGGACTACCTTATGACAATGAGTGTAGAAGAACAAACCTTATACAAAAAATGGGTTGAGTTGCAAGAGGACTCTATGATTAGAGATAAATCTCAAATGGCTACACTTTACGATTTCCAGTGGAGACCAACTGATATCAACAATAAGGAACTAACTATTAAAGAAATTGAAGCGTTAGAACCTTATGTTGAAATCGTTGAAGATGATGCATCCGCATCTACCAAATGGACATATCTTCGTAGAATGATTCATACTATGAGTTGGACAGCAAATCCTGGTCGTAATGTGAAAATCTTTATCAAAGATAAGACAAGTGGTAAATTATTAGGACTAGTATCATTAGCATCCGATGTTACTTCAATGAAAGTAAGAGATGATTATATCGGTTGGAAAAAAGAGAATAAGTTCCAAGAGGGTAAGTTAAACTACACCACTATCGCTTCCACTATTGTTTGTACCCAGCCACTCGGTTATAACTTTTTAGGTGGTAAATTAACCGCTATGATGACCACTGTTCCTGAAGTAAGGGAATTTTGGAAAAGAAAGTATGGACAAACATTGATAGGTGTTGGTACAACTTCCCTCTACGGAATCCATTCACAATATAATGGTATTCCTCACTTTAAAACGTTAGGTGAATCAGCTGGTAAGATATCGTTAAAACCCGATGATGAGTTCTATGAACCTTGGCATCAATGGATTAAGGAGAATCGTTCTGAGTGGTATGAGAAGGCTATTACTAACGAAAGAATCAGAAATGGTAAATCTATGGGAACTGGTAAGGGTGCTAGTGGACCTGTAAGTGGTATCAAACAAAAGATTCTTGGACAGATATTCAAAGAATGTGGTATCAAACAATCAGAGTATCATCATGGTTTTAAAAGAGGTGTATATCTCGCTATGATGTATGAGAATGGACCTGAGTTCTTACGTTCAGAGATTGAAGAAAGTGAATTGAAAATGAAGAAGAAGTTTGAAGATGGTATTCCATATATCAATAATTGGTGGAAAAGACAAGCAATCAAACGATATTCAAAGTTACATGATGCTGGTAAATTGAAGCCTGACCATTTATACTATTTAGATGGTATTGGTGTGAGTTGGGAAGATTTTAAAGCTCAACGATTAAGTGAAGTAGGTAGATAATAAATAAAAATAATAAATGGCATTTTTTGAACAAAATATAGAAGAAAAAGTAGATAACTCACTTTGGGTGGAATCGTATCGCCCGACAAAGTTGGTTGATTATGTAGGTAACGCACACCTAAAATCCAAAATAGAAGGTTACTTAGAAAGTGGTGATGTACCTCACTTACTATTGCATGGTAAAGCAGGTACTGGTAAAACTACATTAGCAAAGTTAATCGTAAAATCGGTTGATTGTGATTATATGGTAATTAACGCATCTGATGAGAACAACGTAGATACAGTTCGTAATAAGGTAAAGAACTTTGCATCTTCAATGGGATTCAAAAAGTGGAAGATTATTATTTTGGATGAGTTTGATTATATGTCTCCAAATGCACAAGCTATTCTTCGTAACTTAATGGAAACATTCTCACAACATTGTAGATTTATCTTAACTTGTAATTATGTTGAAAAGGTAATTGACCCTATCCAAAGTAGATGTCAATCATTCCAAATAGTACCTCCAACTAAAAAAGATGTTGCAGTTCAAATCTCAAAGATTTTGGGAGCTGAGGGTATTACATTTGAACCAAAGGATTTAGTTCCTATTATAGATGCTGGATATCCTGATATTCGTAAGATTATCAATACCTGTCAATTAAACTCTAATAAAGGTAAATTACAAGTAGATACTCAGAACTTATTGGAGAATGATTACAAAATGAAAGTATTAGATATCTTAAAATCATCTGATGATAAGAGAAACAAATACACTAAGATGAGACAAGCTATTATAGATAGTAGAGTAACTGATTTTACTGATTTATACACTATGTTATATGATAAGGTGGATGAATACGCAAGTAATGGTACAGCTAATGTAATTATAGCTATTTCAGAAGGACAGAGAACACATTTCCAATCAATTGATAAAGAAATACCAACAGCAGCAACATTAATACAAATATTAAATCTAATATAATGGCTACAAAAGTAATAGGAATGAATGGTGGGAAACCACAAAAACCAAAAGTAGGTGAACAACCTACTACATCAGCAGGGCAACCTCAAATTGATTTAGGTAAATCAAAACCAATCGTATGTGCACATTGTGGTGATGATGTATTCGTAACTGCTGGTAAGTTTCGTAAGATATCAAAGTTAATAACTGGTACAGCGCAAGATGTAGTAGTTCCCATTGATGTTATGTTATGTGCAAATTGTGGACAAGTATGTGAAGAGTTAATGCCTGAACAATTGAAAGCATTAATCCAAATGGATAAAAATAAAGCTGAGAAAGAGTAATGGCTGCAGGATTATTCGACCATATTAAACAAATAACCAACGTTCAGAATCCCAAATATTGGGATACGTTGGAAGATGCTGATAAGAAAACTTGGAGTAACTATATGGTACTTCGTTTTCTATCTATGAAATATGAGTGGGTAGAAACCATAGCAACCTTACAACCACATATTCAAGAAATACCACCAAAAGCAATGTACCTTTGTTTAATTGATTTACTTCCAAAAGGTAGACACTTTATGAAGTATATGAAACCAAAGGGTGCTGATAAGTATGAGGGTTGGTTAGTAGAATTGGTAGCTAATCACTATGAAGTTTCTAAGTTGGAAGCTGAGAGTTATTTAAAGATATTATATAACTCCAAAAGTGGTAAAGAACGTATCCTTCAGATATCTGAAGATTATGGTACTGACCCTAAGATTATTAAAAAACTAAAAATAAAAGTATAAATTATGACAAATACCCAAAAAGTAAAAGATATGGTTTCTATTATTATGGAAACATCTGATTTAGAAACAGCCAAAGCAACTATGGGTCCGGTATTATCTGCTGAATTACCATTTACAACTAAAGTTACCTTTACTGGTAATGTTGCCAACATATACGTTGAAGAGGGAACATCGGATGGTCAATGGGGTGGTGATATGAATCTAATCACTGTTGATTTATCATAACAAATATAAAATATAACAAATTGAAGAAAAGTGAAATTGCATTTGGTAGTTTCACTTTTTTTTCGTATATTTGTGTAACAAACAAAGATAATTATGGCAAGAGTAAGTTTTTCACAATATTCAACATATTCAGCATGTCCT